ACAATTGATAATTTATTATTTTCCAAAATATCTTTAATGGCAGAACATCCAAGCCGTTTTGTTTTTCTTGTGATCTCAATACCAATAGCATTTGCTTTAACAGAAGATTCTAAATGGATGTTCTCGTATTCCAAATCGTGATATAATCCATTACAGACGACAGTACCTTGATCATTTGATTCAATAACGACATATGCTTCATTGTAGACTTTCGCATACTTATAGATAATGTTAGGGTAAAGGATAGGCGAGATAGTGTTATTGCGATATACGGCCGCCTGTTCAAAAGGTCTTGTGCTAATGTCGATCACAGTAAAAGTAGAATAGTCCTGTCCTCTACCCTTACTGACATCCACGGTCATAATATACTCATGCCCTTTGATAGGTTCTTTATAGACCAAGAGGGAACCACCTTCTAGTGACCGAATTGGATTCTGTGCTCTAAGAGACAGTAACGTATTGGCATTGACCAAGGTATCGCCAGTACCAAAAAATGTATTACCAAATTCTTGGTCGAACTGTAACTGTGATGTATTTGCTACGGTTTGTTTTTTCCATTCAGCATCACGACCTGGCACATCCCACCAATCAACTCTGAATGGTTGGAATTCATTCGTTTTTTGTACGGCACCTTCCCAAATTTTATGGTAAATGTTACCAATACCATTTGCTGTGGATGTAATAATAACCTTTGTTTCTTTACCAGCAGATATCACTGGATATGTTGAGGTATAAAACTCTGATGCTCTTTCAACAAATGCAAATTCGTCCAAGTACAATAAGTTAACCGACATACCTCGAATAGATGAACCGGACGTAGCAGCAGCAAGGATTCTAGAGTTATTACTAAATTCAATAGAACCTTTGTTTAATGCTTTACATCCTGGCTGTAAAAAGAATGGGAGATTTTCTAACATCAATGTGATACGTGACAACATTTCACGAGCAGTGGCACCCTTATTGGCCAGAATGGCTACCGTCTTTTCAGAATGGAATAACACAAACCATAAGAGGTATGCACAAGAAGAAATAGATTTGCCAGACTGTCGACAAGCAAGAACAATATTAAATCTATTATCGTTGAAATGCTTGAACATCTCTTGCTGATATGGATACAATTTAAATGGGACTAATCCATCATCAAGTGAAATAACCTTAACATATTTCTCACAGAAATAAGTAGGATCTTTCATGCATTTAGAATACTCTTGTACGAGTTCCGAAGTCCATTGTTGTTGGACTCCATCACGTTTTACATTTGGATTACCGAGGTATGACTCAGTTTGTATCTGATTCGCTATCGACATCGATCACTTGTTCATTCTGTTGTTGCAATAATCGCTGTAGTTCAGTAGTTGATCCTACAAAAATATTATTTTGCTGATGTTCAATTGCCCTGGTTTCTTTGGTAGGTTGTGTAATATCTTTATGCTTTTTATTAAGGTCCATCAATTTATCACTAATATCCGCAACATTTTTAAGCATGCCGGATAGGACTTCGTACGCTCTAGGATGCTCTGATTCACGAGCGACATGAATCATATCCTCTAGACCTTCACGACCTTTCTCAAGCAAATCGTAATACGTTTCCCGAGAATAGTCATAGTCACTTTTTACATTATCATCTTTATCTTTCATTATGCACTATCGTCCAAAATATTGGTAATGGTAGTAGTGAAACCGAAATCGGAATCTGCCAAACCAATTGTATCTATAGGATTTGGAGTGACGGAAATTGTCTGTACTTTATAGTCTGAATCAGCCTGAATATCATAAATGATAGCATCTGATTGACGAATAATACCAGAGGTTGAAATAGGTCCGTGAAAACTAACTTTCATTTCAAAATCCAATGCATAGATAATTGTTCGCCGAGTCTCTAATTGACCCTCGAAGTCATCTTGGAATGAAACACCCTGGATAATAATCGGAATATCTTCTTTAAAATCTGGGTATTCTGTTGGGAATGGTTTAACCGTTAACGTATATTGTGGATTAAAAAATGGTAAAATTTGTTCTACAACCTGTAATGCGTCATCTTGCGACTTTGCATAAATGTTGAGCTGAAAGTTTATAGTATAGGGTACAGGTGGAAAAAACTTCTTACGATCGTTAGCGGTAGTACCAGCAGTGTTAAATGTTGATGTCTTGGTTAACTGCCTTGATGTATCGTAAGCAAAGTTTGTAATTTCAAATGACATTCTAGGCAATTTAATTGCCACTTTGGTATCATCATATAAATTTTCATTTTCTCTAATACGATCCAGATACTTACGCGATGGTCCGTATGATAATGGAACTTTGATTTGTGATGTAGATGCACCAGCTGATGTTTTACGAATCACATAGATGTCATTAAACATTCGTCCAAATAGAGCAACGCACTTCCGGATTTTTTCGTGGTAATAATAGGTACCAAACATTAACTATTCTCCGGATCGCCAAATGGATTATTTTCACTGAAATCAATAAAGTCATCAGAGAATGTACTAAAATCAGCATTCTGTTCATTTTGTGATATTTTATTATCATCTGCCAATATTTCAGCAACTGTAAAGTCTGAGTCATTAATTGTAATATTTTGTGATGTGACAAATGTGTGATAATCTCCATCCGATGCGCCAAGATGAATCAGATTTAGTTCTCTATCAGAATCAGACCATTTAGAAACTTCGGCAGTAAGCACAGTACCATCTGACAAAGTTTGTGTCGCAGTATTGCCAATCTTAATATAGTTACTGGTTTCATTCAATACAAGTTTATAAGTGTAAGCGTAATCTTGCTCAATTGCATCAACATCTTGAATACCTGTGTCCAAATCTTCATCATTGTACTCGAATAATGTACAACGCATTTTATAAGTTGGCAAATTATTTAATTGATAGAATGGTTGCTCATGCTCGACGTGCATAATTTCAAATAACGACTTGGATAACGGAAGGTAAATTAGATCACCTTCTCTTGGACGATCGCCTGATATTTCATTATCAAACCGTTTGACCGTTTGTGTCCATCTACGTCTTGCCACAATAAATGTAGCTTCGTCTCTAATTTCAACACCAAAGCGAGTAAATAGATCACCCTCGCCATCAAAGCCTTCAATGTTCTCAATATACATTTCTAGACGATATGATGAATTAAACCGTGAGGGAATATCATCGCCAAAGACTCTGTCCTCAGATACTATGTCACGAGGAATATAGTACACATCTTGGCCATAGATCTTCAAGGCCTCGATAGTAATATCCTCGAACAGGTTCTGCTCAGACCTGACTTGGTTATTGAAATAAACGTTGCGCATATTATCCTACAAACCAATCTACTGGCAATTCATGCTCAAGTCTAATAGATTCCCTAAGTCGTTCAATCTCTGCATTTGCATCATCGTAGATTTGACGACCGTTAAGCATAACACCACCAGGTAGTTGCATACCCTCAAATTTAATTAGGTTTTGCCCCCACTGTCGTTTAATTAATGCTGTGGTATATTCTTTTAACCACATATCATTATAGACAGAGGTATGTGTCTCTGGATCAATTACAGAATAAACCTCGGCAATAATATAATCACCTGCTTTAATATCTTGGTCTGCAAAATCACCAAAGATGTACAAGCGATTCTGCCGACGTGACCACTGAACTTGTGGATGTCCATTCAGTTTCATATCTAGGAGAGACAGATATTGTTGCATCTGTTCATAATATGCAAGGTCACCAGCGAAATGGATCAACGATGCCATATCATTTAACATCATCTGATATTTAATATCAAAGAAATTACGGCCAGAATTAAAATTAGATGATAGAGGAAATAGTTTTGAGACAAAAATAATGTCACTGTCAAGTTCAATATACTCGTTTGTGACATCATCAGCATCAACCAAATGTTTTAGATATGTGCGAACGGTTGCGTCTGAATGATATTCTCTGTAATACTGGATCGCCTCATCAACTCTGTCTTCGATTTGGTCTTCATCCACGTTAATTTCTACAACGGGATCGCCGAGTTGTCTTAGACAATAGTCAATGAGGCCTTGACGCGAGCTTGGATTCGCCATGTTATAGTCCTAAGAAGTTAAAGTTCTTTTGACTATTTATACATAAACGATTATGGCTTTGTAGGCCAGACCACGTCATCCAGTGATGAATATGTTTCTGTAATGTCACGGAGAGCTTGACGATAGGCAGTTTGCTCTGCTGTCATAGTGAGATCAGATAATGCCCACCAATCAGTAGCAGCAATCAAACGATCTCTTTCTTCACGCAAGGCTTTTAATGGCTCTGCGGCAGTCAGTTCAGTTTGCTTAGCTGAAACCTGTGCCCATGTAACTCCCCAGTCACTAGGATTTGCAGACTCGATAGCCGAGCCATTTGCATCTGCGCCAGTGACCTTACGAAACATTTGGTTAAATTCTGCTTCAGTAGTTGGTTCACCACGAAGCACCCATTCTGTTACACTCAATTCTGAGAGTGCTTGTGCAATTGATGCCATAGTTAATTAGTCTCCTTTGACTAGTTTGTGTTAAGTTATTTATCCTGCTATTTCTAATAAAGTAATTGAGCTTTGTGCAGTATCTCCCGTAAACCCAACAGTATTTGAGTCAGTACACGCAACATAAAGCATATATGTCGTGCTATTTGTCGTAGTCGGTGAATCTAAATACACAAGAGAATCTGCGGAGTTAGAGTAAAACCCACTTGTGTTGTTATAGTTATAGATTCTTTTAACAAATCTAAACACAGAAGATCCATCTCTATAAAGATAGGCTTTGTTTGTACCATTATTTTGGCCATAGCTATTTAGCCATAGACTGGGGCTTGCAAGCACTAATACTTTATTTGATGCGCTTGAAGGCGTAATAGATAATGTTAGCTCTGTTGACACAGGTGATGTAGAAGTTGTACTAAAATTTGTGTTGCCATCAGTAACATAATTCACAACTTGCAACACAGACCCACTCGGTAAATCAGTCCCTAAAAGATTATACTCAGTAATCCCAGTCGGCAACGTCGTAATATTGGAGAGCGCTTTGTTGTTTGGTCTGATCAGTGCCATTACCCTGCGATCTCCATGAGTGTGATTGTAGTAGGAACATTTGATCTATTGCCGTCACCAGTGTTCCAACTTCCTCCGATCCCAATGTTATATTGAGTTTTCTTGGCTTGTAATTTATACGTTACTGCATCCGTTGTTGATGGTGAGTCCAAATGATTTATGGACCAATGTTTTGCCCATACAGTAGGATTACCTGCGTTCTGCTGTGATAAATCCAAAGATGTTCTTTGTGCGCTACCTCTAGAGTCTCCGATAGCGATTTGAGTTGAATTACGAACTAAAACAGCATATGCAAAATTATCCGCCGCACCTGCTGAGGAAGCCCCAGTTACACTAACTAAAATTTTACTTGACGCAGAAGATGGCGTGATTGTTGCAGAGACTCCAGTCACATCAACATAAGCCGTTGACGATGTGGAAAAGAAATCCGTTTTTGTCACACTAACAACCTGAATCACACTACCTGGAACATACAGTGTATTACCACTCGCCACATTGATCGTATTGCCTTCAAGCGGAGCAATATTGTTCACGTACATTGTTGACATTAGCCGGCGATCTCCATGAGTGTAATAGTATCAGTTCCCGCAACAGCACGAAAGAACGAAGATGCATCTGCAACCTTCACATATACGGTATAAGTTGTAGCAGATGTTGTAGCTGGGCTATCATATATCTGATATGTTCCGCTAAAACCTACGTTTCCTCCTGGATGGTCATACATAAAAAGACAAGTACCTGAAGGACGTAAATTAGTTGCTCCTCGGTAAATAGCCACTTGTGATTGTATATTTGAACCGCCGTCTTGTGTAGCACTAAATGTAGCAGATACATATATTTTACTTGATGTACTAGTAGGTGTAATTGTTGCAGTAAGAGTAGTAGCAATAAAACTTGTTGAGTTTGTATTGGTTGCTGTAATAATATCATTTGCACCAATAACCTGAATCACATGACCAGGTGCATATAAAGTATTCCCAGCCTGAACTGTAACGGTGCCGGTACCAGCAACTGTGGAGATATTATCAGCACGTACTATTGATGTCATCCTGCGATCTCCATTAGGGTTAAATAAGTACCCGAACCATAATCTGTCCCTGCGTTACGCCTGTTAACGTAGATCGTGTTGTCTCCACGGATCTGAAGTTTGTATGTGACAGCAGAAGAGCTTGAAGGGGAATCTTGATAAGAACAAGCCGCAAGCGCAGTCATATTGTTGTAAGACCCTGAAGCCTGTCCCGCTATACCACTTAAAGTAGAACCTTCTGTCCCCACGCCAACTACTGTTCCATTTCGTTCAAGTCGAACCATTCCATCACCACCTGCCATAGCAAAAGCAACGATACCTGTTATTAAAATTTTTGAGGAAGAGCTTGATGGAGTAATATCATCTTCTAAAACTGTGTGCCACGAACCACTATTATAAGCTTCCATGTTTGATTTCAGTCTATTGCGAACCTGTAACACAGTACCCGCAGGAGGACTCCAAGTGTTGATATCCAAAGTCTGACCAGCGGGTATTGTAATCGTATTCGGTGTATCGCCCGAACTTAAACCTTTTAATTGTTCAACTGATAATATTGATGCCATTATACCACCGTAAATGTCCCTTGGACCACAATCTCTGCATTAATATCTACAGGACCTGCTACCATTGCATTCTGATTTGCACCAACAGTAAAGTTTGTGTCAATGCTGTTACTATTTATTCGCACTGGAGTCTCGGTTACGGCAATCGCAGAGTTCAACTTTGCGGCGGTGACTGCTCCATCAGAGACTGTGGCAAGATTATTTGCCTGGCCAATTGCAAGAATAAAGTTAATGTCATCATTTGAATCCAGTGTCTCTGAAAATGTAATGGTAGAACCAGAGACAGTAAATGAAGATCCAGGTGCCTGAATAGTACCATTAACCGAGACAAGTAATTGTTCAGCAATGTACTTTGACTGAGGTTGTGAATTCTTTGAAAGAGTAAACTGGTCAGAATCACCAACGACAACAATCGTATCAAGGACAGTGAAATCACCAAAGCTTGGAGTATTACCGATTACGCTCATCCTGCGATCTCCATTAAAACAATTCCATGCTCTGAAGTATCATGTGCAAACCCCACAGAGTAACTTGCATTGTTTGTTCTGAATTGTACTTTATAAGTAATTTGTGATGTTGTGCTTGGTGAATCTAAATGACAAACCGACACGCCTTCTTGCCCGTACTGTGATAGTTGATTCCATGCAACATAATCTTGCGCCGTAATTACTGTTGAGTCTCTTAGTAATTGTATAAAAACTGCATTGTTTGTATTGCCGGGGGCCTTTCTAACAGATGTGTAATACGACACTAAAATTTTAGAACTCGTAGAGGAAGGTGTAATGCTTACGATTAACCCTGAATCAACAAACGATGTTGACGTTGTAGACTCATCTGCACTAGATGAAGTTTGAACAACCTGAATCACACTCCCACTAGGCAATGATCCTATTTTAGCAGCACTAATCGCAGATGATCCAATCGCATCCGAATCAATGAGATCCTGTAGATAATTTGGAATCTTACTCAGAGCCACTGTCGGCCTCCTGTATTACGAGCTCACCCGCCTCAACCTGACGCATGATTTCTGCGTAGTGACGGTTAGCAGGATCGAGTGGGACAAATATCATCTGACCATCAATGACTGCGTTTATTGAGTCATTTTGTCCATTCATAATGTTGGTTACATATTGCGCTGAAGTAATGTTCATCTGTTCCATTTATAACTCCGCATCTGCCGCTAATGAGGCGGCGCTGTCTTTTTTACCAATAAGACAAGCGTTTCCTGCTGAACCGCTAACACCACTGGTGGTATAAATGATAAACGCATTATTAGTAGGAGCATTAACCCCTGACCAAGAGTTAAACAAATCGTCCCCGTTTGTGTATGCGTTCCACCAATTTGTACCGCTGTTGGCAACAATTGAAGGAGTAGTTCGCATAGTCACAGGTAAATCCATAACAAAGTCAACTCGACTGTTATTTAAATAAAAACCAAGCCCGATATTAGGTTGACCATTGTGTGCGCTAGGCCACCCTGCTCTCCAGTAATACCTCTGACACAACGCAAGCTCCTCTCCGAATGAGCGATGCTCAAAAGGTGTTGCAACAGAGCCGACTTCAAGTTGGACTCCGGTGATAAAAAATTCGTTTGCTGTGTTATCTGCTAAAGCAAGAGTTGTACCTGCGCCACGGTCTGAGCCAGAAGCGGCTTCCCAAGCAGATGGGGTAGTACCACTAGTCCAGTTTGTTCCACCATCTAACAGCATCTCCCAAAATAAAGATAGGTTGTTGTCATTGTCCAATGCACCTGTGGTATCTCCATCAAACGTAAGTGTTTTGTATTCCCAAGTGTTTGCGGAATCAATGCTAAACACCTTACCAATAATACGACTGTTGTCGTTATCATATAAATTGACTTGCACGTTTCCTGTTTTTGTACAGCGCACATAAAACGACATTGTTACAGGTTGAGCATTTGACGTACCTTTTTTAAGTTGCTGTAAGTCTTGCCCTTCTATGTAGTGCTGTAAGAAAAAGTAGTCTCCTGCCGCAGGAGATGCATCAGCAGTTGTTGGGGTAATCTTCATGCTGTTTCCAAAACCCTCCGGAGCAGTAGAAGATTGAGATATAGACCAAGTACCTAAAGCATTAATTAAAAACTTATAACGATCAATTGCTTGATACCCAGTAGATGTAACACCTGTTTGGTCACCACGCTGTGCCACCTGCATCGTACCGTTGATGATGAGATTCCTGCGACCAAACTGAGTAGTCATTAATCCTTCGACTGAACCACCATTCAGTTTATCTACGGTTACGGCATTACTTGCAATATTTGTTGCTTCAATAGCATTATTGGCCATTTTTGCATTTGTAACACTGCCATCATCTGGAATGACCTGTGCTGTTGCAATTGTTGCACCACGGTAAATTACATAGATGTTATTTGTACCAGTCGCAGGTGCAGAACTAAATGTCAGGGTTGTTCCACTGACACTATAACTACTATCGTACGGACTCTGTTGGACGTTATCAACCAATACTTCTAAATCAACAGTGCTATTCACACTACGGTTCAAAGTAAAATTAACCGTACTGTTATCACCATTGAAGGATTGTGCTGATACAGTAGTACCAGTTGTTGCCGGTGAATTACCGATCACTGCCATTAGGTCTGCTCCACAATTGACATGATAATATCAATCGAATCCGAATCAGAACTGGTTGCTTTCATTGCATAACCGGTTTCCATGATGACCTTCTGATCACCACCGATAGGAACCAATGAACCACCAGGTGCAATCGTAGCACCTTTGACCAGATGAGTACCAGCATCTCCGGCAGAATCGTGCAGAGTGATATCCACATCTACATTGGATGCCGAAAGAATATTTGCTGCTGTCATACCGATCACAATCGTCGTGGTTGCTCCAGGCGTTGTATACAGCGTGGAGGCCGTAGTACTTACAGCATTTGTTTTTACAGTTTTAAGTGTGTTTGCCATAGTTTTATTTATACCCTATCGAGCAGACGAATATTTAGTTGGTGAATCAGCGAAGGCCATGTAGACGAAACTATTTGATCCATTATCAAAATTGGAATTGTTTCTAATTTTAATACCACTTGATACAGCATCAACATACCATGATGAGTCAGGAGAAGCTTCTGCTCCGTTTAAATCCCAACCAATAGGTGCTGCACTTGCCCCCATCGGATTATAGTTTGCTCTAGTAGTATCGTATGCATACCAAGAACCATATGTATTTGTACATTTTACCACGAACAGGGCAGGCCTAAACCCTAAATGGATGAACGGACCGTCAGTAGAATTATTTCCTGAAAACGAACCAAACTTTGAGTAGCCTTCAATTTCAGTCCAACAATATGCAATCATGCCTTGATTATTACCATTACAAGTGCCGTTCTCACCTACCGAAATAACAGAAGATGTAAATTCTGATCCTCTAATAACTACACCATCACCAGAATCTGTCGTTGCACCTGTGGTATTTAACCTTAGAGATGGAAATGTTCCTGATAAAGATTTATGCCATGCCAACCAATTCTCAGCACCATTTTCACGATTTTTAATAATAACAAATGATGGAACAGCACCTAAACCGTGGCCAACAGTTGCCCCTCTAGTGGCGTTGCCAGTATAACTAACAATACTGAATCCTGCATCCGTATTAGCAGAAACCTGAGATGCAATTGTTCCAGAAGTATTATTTACTGCAGTGCCACCTGCTTTCCAGCACCAAGCAACATAATTATCTCCGTTGGTATTGTGACTTTGTTGGGCATCCGAAGTAAATTGAAAGCCGTCAGATGTAAATGATTGTGCTCCATATGTGGCTTCAGCATTTGTTTGATTTGATTGCAATGCTTTAGAAGCGCCACGAATAGTATCATAAAGTCTATGATTAAATGCATTCGATCTATTTTTGATCCATATAAAATCTGGAGCAAATCCAACAGATACGCTTAAAGTGCCACCATTACCAGTATATGTAGCAGAAGCAAAATGATCTTCTGGTTTCTCTGCAGCCAGATTTGAAATTGTAGGTTCAGGTAGATTCTCTGTACTCAGTGCTACGAAACCAGATGGTGGATCATAACGCCAAGGAAACTGACCGAAGTTAAAATTAGTAAGTCCAGCATTATCATTATAGAGTCCGTGAAATGTATAAGCCCTAGTAGTATATCCAGTAATATTATGACCAGCACCGGAAATATTTGTGCCGTTTTTATAGTAGTACAACTTACCGTTATCCATATCAACCGCAATACCAATAACATCGCCTGTTGTAAATGATGTTGTAGTTGCATCTAGAGCCCCGTCAATATAAACATAACCATCATTACTACGAATCACAATACGGCCATTATTTGCATCATCTGTTAATAGATATCCACCATCACCATAGGCGTGAATTCCATAATGATGATATGCATTAAGTGTTCCAACAGCTTCACAGTACCATTTACCGGAAGTCATATAATGTGTCCCAAATACCCTGACATTACCACCGGAGCCTGCTGTAACAGTTAAATTGCCATTACTTAAAGTGCAATTATTAATTGTTAGCGGATTTAATGTACAAAAGTTTGCCATAGTTTATTCCGTTGGTGTATCCGTTGTCACGCGATATGCGCCTGTGTTAACTGGTTGCCAATCATTATTATTTCCTGATTCATCACGCCAGAATGCAGAGTCGCGAGTATCAGCAAAGGCAGCATAGATATATGTTGTACCATTACCGTTTGATCCTGCATTATCATTTTTCAGCTGAAAACCAGTGTCAGTAATTTCTATATCCTGACCAGTTCCTTCTGCATTTGACCTATTTGGAAATAATAGTGCATTGGTTGGATTGGTTGTATCACGGGTATTATCGTACATGTTCCAATGATCTACTGCACTGGATGGTTTTAAAATAACAAGTGCGGGTTTAAAGCCTGTGGTAATTATTGGCCCTGTTGTAGATCCATTGCCTGTGTAAGATCCAAACTTAGAGTAGTTTGTGACACTATGGAAGGCATAGCATATAAAAGGTTGACTGCTTGCATTTACCCAAGAGTCAACACCTAAAGTAAATGTGCTTGAGCTAACCCCTGTTACATTATTATTAGCTGAGGAAAAAGCTGCGTCACTTTGTAACTGCAAATACCCAGATGTCATCCCAACACCAACATGATTAACAGACCAACCAGTTGTAGTGTTTCTCGCCTTGATAATTAACATTTCTGGTGTGGAGCTTAATCCGTGACCAACAGTAGCTCCATTAGTATTGTTACCAGTATAAGAAACAATTGAGAAACCGTATGTCTGGTTAGCCCGTACTGTGGAGGTTATCGAGCCATCGGTATTGGATACGTTTGAGTCTCCTGCTTTCCAACACCAAGCAACGTACCCAGAACCATTTTGGTTTGTGTAATAAGGAATGTTTGATCCAGACCATTGTGTTGAGAATCCATCAGAATCAAAAGACGAAAGCCAATCATATTGAGATAATGATAAACCACCCTCTGTACTTGTGGTGTTGGGACTTAATTCTTTGTTAGATCCCGTACCACGCACTGAGTCAAATAAAATATGATGATTTGCCCCGCCACGATTTTTTATCCAAACTAAATCTGGTGAAAAGCCGACTCCGGTTCTAGGCCTTAAAGTTCCTGATCCATCGCCACGCCAAGTAATAGTATTAAACGCCTCAACCGATGTATCATTTGTCATCGGCAGATGGAAACCATTGGATCCATATGATCCAGTGTAATCTTTTGGAACCCACACATCATTGTATGATTCAGCGAATGATGTATATGTGAGTGCTTGCCCGTCAATGAAGTGGACTTCGGTCATGTAGCCGTCATGAAAAGAATCAATGCTAGTTATCTTTCTAGCTCCAACCGTATGCAATTTTCCTGATTGATTGATTTCAAATTCTTCGTTTAATTGAATCTCGTCTTTACCGCTTTGAAGAACAAAAGTTGTATCTTGGACGCCATTGACATACACCTTAATGCGATCACTTGCGGATGCTTGGGTTGTGTCTATTGTAAGAACGATGTGATACCAAGCACTAGGATCTGAATATCGTGCAGTGCTTCTGTAAAACACATGACCACCACTTGCATCTCCTGGCCTATGTTGAAATTGTAAAGTATCTGTATCAGTGCCAAATCCAAAATTAGTATGATTGCTATTATCAGTTCCCGCAGCAAACAAGCCTTTTTCAGCAGTTGTGTTTACCAAACCTCGTTTGACCCAACAAGAAAATGTAAATTTTTTCCTATCGGTTGGAGTTCCCGCTGTCCAACTTAAATACTGATTATCATCATCATTAAACATCAGACTCTGTGGAATACTGTATGCATAGATCTTTCTCAGTACAACTAGATTAAATGCACGGCTATTCGTCTGATTTTCATCATCCGTTGCAGTCACAGTAAAGTTATAAGTTGTTGTACTTGACAGATCAGGTGTTGTACCATCGATCGTTCCGTCTGAATCAAATGTTAATCCAGTCGGCACTGCGCCAGATGTAATAGAATAACTTAATGTACCACCATCAGGTTCTGCCGCAACAATTGTAATAGTAGAAATCGTAGTACTTGGAGCAAGATCATTACCAATTTGTCCTGCAGGTGTAGTAAACGCAGGTAATCCATTGAATGAAATACCATTTTGAAGTGTTGCATTTAATCCATTACTATTCGTAACCACAACATCATAGTCACCGGCAGTCTTTGCTGGAGTCGTAGCAGTAATGGAAGTAGATGAATTAACAGTAACAGATGCAGCAGCAGTATCACCAAATGTGACATTGGCACCTGATTGGAAGTTGGTACCAGTAATCGTTACGGTTTCACCACCAGCAGGATCAGCGCCAAGTAATCCACCAGAATATGCAAGTGCTGTAACAGTTGGTGGAGTATCAACTGCTTGCCATCCATCAGAAACATATTGTTCCAATCGACCGAATGTGGTATTGAATCTTAGATGACCAACAGCAGGAGAACCAGGACGTTCCCCAGTAGTACCGACCGGTACCTTGACATAATCACCGGTCAGCTCAAGATTTGGAGCAAGCATATCCGAGGTAATCGTATCATTACCAAACTGAGTGGCTTTGATCTTACCGTCTGCTCCAAGTAGATTTGCTTGTGCCCTTGCTTTACTGGCCATTTATGATTCTCTTTTAGTAGTTATTTATTCGGGTTCATCTGCCGGTTCTATAGTTAACTCACCCGCCTCAACCTGCCGCATGATTTCTGCGTAATGGCGGTTGGCAGGGTCTAGTGGGACTACCGTAGTCACACCATCAATGACTGCTGTAATGTCAGTGTTTTGTCCAAAACCTGCAATATACTGTGCATTTGTAATAGTCATTTCATCCATCGTTATAACTCCGCAGAAGCAGTTAAAGAAGTACCAGCCGCCGCAATGTCATTGTTTCCCGTAGATGCCTTTAATTGCCAATAAAAACTATCGTCTGTAACCGATGAAGGCGAAGCACTATTACTTGAGCCAGTAACAGACCCTTGATTATAAGTTACACTTGGGGCTGATCTCATTGTTGTTGGAAACGTGAAGCGGACATACATCCATTGATTTGCCTGTGTTGCAAATCCAAAAGCTACATGTTTACTTGAGTATTCATAGTAGTACCTCTGACAAGCCGTAAGCTCCTCCCCGTATGAACGACGCTCGAATGGAGTTGCAACAGAGCCGACTTCAAGTTGGATTCCGGTGATGTACCAGTTATTGCTTGCAGAATCACCCAGATTTACTTGTCCCACTGCACGATTTGCGTTTGTAACTGATGCCCATGAGGTAGCAAGTGTTCCGCTAGTAAAATTCGTTCCCGATCCAAGCCAAAAATTAACGTCTAAACTTCTTCCGTTGTCATTAGCTAACTGACCAGTGGTATCTCCCGCATATGTTATGGTTTTGTATTCCCAAGTGTCAGCAGAATCAATCGTGTACGATTTTGAGATATGTCGAGTGTTGTCTGCATCGTATAATTCAACAATATATGTTCCGGTTTTTGATGAGCGTACCCAGAACGATAACGTCACTTGTTCAGCGGAAGCTAAACCTTTTTTTAATTGCTGAAGATCTTGCCCCTCTAAACGCTGAGAGAATGTCAGTGTATCTCCGGCGGCTGGAGATGCATCAGCAGTAGTGCATTGCCATTTAGTGCTTGAACCAAACCCAGAAGGAACCACTGAAGTATCTTTAGAAATTGTCCAAGTACCTAGACTTGAAACACGATACATCCACCTATCGCACACAGAGTACCCATCACTTGTGTAACTAGACGTTGACGTCCCACGCTGTGCCACCTGCATCGCACCATTAATAATCAAATTACGTCGGCCGAACTGAGTTGTCATTGCTCCTTCAACTGCACCACTTGCAATCTTGTTGGCACTGACTGCTCCACTACCGATCGCATCAGAATCAATTGCACCTGCTGGTAATGTAATACCACTACTGACACTGATATTTGTTGTGGTCAGTGTTCCGTCAGAATCAACTGTAATGGTACTCCCACCCACACGACCGAGTCTACCGGTTGACAACAGGACATCACCAGTACTATCAAACTGCAGTGTACTCTGGCCAGCTGCGGTCTTGAGTTGATTGACTAAAATCTCTGACATTTAATTATTTCCTACTGTGGAGTTTGCCATGTGTTTCTCCTTTAGCCTGCGATTTCTTGAACAATTAGGGTTTGATATTCCGCCCACGGAGGAAGTTCAATTGATCCACCGGCCCTCGAACGCCAATATACTGAATACGTTATTGAAGCTGTTGTAGCAGGAGAATCTAAATAACTGATAGCCACATTATCCCGACCCCCTGTATATCCAGTGCCACCAAAACCGTTAGTAGAATCTCCTAAATTAGTACCACCCCTATAAAACGTAACAAGCACAGCCTCTGATCCTGCACCTGCGGTTAAACTTGTGGTTAATAAAAATTTACTACTTGCAGAAACTGGGGTTAAAGTTACAGATAAATTTGTAGCAATAAAGGACGTGCTTGTAGTAACAGTGTTTCCTGTTGCTTGGTTTAAGTCTTGATACACGTTAATTACAGACCCAGTAGTATTCAACCCAAGATCACCCGCAGTTGGTGTCGAACCATTAGCCAGTTGGATTTGATCGACTTTGATTATACTGCTCATCCTGCGATCTCCATCAGTGTTAGAGTTGAGATTTCATTATTTGATTGTGAGGCAACTTCGCCACTATTAGCGTCTGTGTATGCGCCGTTCATAGTTTTATATGTAATTGCTGACGTAGTAGCAGGACTGTCTAAATAGTGAATGTTCACAGGAGAATATAGTTCAATATAACCATTCCCCGCTGTTCCTGCCGCAATACCAGCTTTTCTTGCGTGGTTATAGACAAGAGTCGCATCTCTGTACAATTGAATCTTGAGTATGTTTAAGGCGTTCGTGTTCCTAGCGACATAATGCTGTTGATCTACCAACACCAAAATTTTATTAGATGTTGATGTGGGTGTGATAGTTGCCGTTAATCCTGTGTCAACAAAGCTTGTACTTGCATTAACAGTTGTTGTGCTATATGTGCCCTGAACAACCTGAATAACACTCCCACTAGGAAGCTGAAGGTTAGGCGCACTGATCTTACTCGCGAGATTCGGGGAGATGTTGTCTACATAGAGTGTTGTCATCCTGCGATCTCCATTAAGTAAATACTGGAGTTACTGTTATCATTTATACGCACCTGAACACCTTCACCAGTCGTTGCAAATTGCACAATATATGTAATTGAAGTTCCAGCAGGTTGAGCAGGTGCATCAATCAATGTAAAACAACCGTGTCTATCTGCGTCACCTGATGAGGTGTTATTAGCACGTTGTATACGGCTTGATGATAGCTCAGTGTCTGACCCAGAAATACGTCTGACTAACTTAATGTTCATAGCGGGGTGGCTTAATGGTGATACTCCTACGGTAAAACTCAAAACAAATTTAGAATTGGCTTGTGTAGAAGTTACAGTTAAAGAAACATTGCTATCCGCATAAGTTGTAGAAGTAGAAGTTACTTGACCTCCAGGAGCATCAGTTGCAGTTTGCAAAATACTGCCCGGTGCAACTACTGCGCTAGAGCATTCCAACGTCTGCCCAGACGGGATAATCACCTTGTTCGCATTGGCCCCTGTTGTCGGGCCTTTCAATGTTTGTACTATGAGTTCGCTTGCCATATCAGATAATCGTTAACGTCCCGTCAATTGTAATAGTCCCATTGTTCGTAATCGGACCGGCCATGAATGCATTACTATTTGAATCAATGGTTAATACCACTGCTGAATCAATTAAGTTTGCATTTCTAAAAATTGGTACTGTATTCTCAATTGCAATATTCGTAGTCAAGGCATCAAGTGATACAGATGAATCAAGTAGATTTGCACCATTAAGTTTAGAATTATTGGTCAACAATGTCCCATCAGAATCTGGTACTGTCAGAGTCCGATTTGCATTCGTTTCTGGTGCCTGTAGTGTAACATCACCAGTTCCGTTTGTTACACCTTTAACTACAAAATTTGCCATACTATTATTTATCCTTCATCCGCAGGTTGAATCTCAAGTTCACCTGCTTCTACTTGTCTCATGATTTCCGCATAGTCTGAATTTGTAAGATCAATTGGGACTGACCACTCTTGACCATTAATCGTTGCATTGACACACTTAATATTATTTTGAGAATCCTTCACATACTGAGCCGATGTAATATTCATAGTTTCCATTTATAACTCCGCATTAAAACTAATAACAACTGCACTACCAAAATTAATGTTACCTGCATCACCAGCCGTTGTACTAGCCATAGTTGAAGCAAATGCTACACCATCTACGGAACTGCCCCAGTTGTATAGTGTTCCGCTTCCTTTAGGTGATATTACCCCACCTTTGTATACGTTATGTTGATATGCAGTACCGTCATTATATCCACTTATATTATGTGTCATAGATGGATTTGTACGCATCCTGCAGGGAAAAAATATACTTATTATAGCTTCACCAGTTGCAGCTGCAGTCATAATGTAGTTGCTTCTAGCCTGATGTGCATAAAAGTACCGTTGGCACAGGGCAAGTTCTTCTCCGTAACTTCTATGCTCGAACGGAGTTGCAATAGAACCGACTTCTAGTTGAATACCAGTGATTTGCCAAGTAGCGGATGTAGCATCAAATAAATTAACTTGGTTTGTAGACATATTGGCATTGCTGGTAAGCCATGATCCTGCTGTACCCTCACTCGCAGTTCCAGCAAGCCACCACGTAATAATCATACCTGTTGAATTATCAGTATTCCAAGTTCCAGTTGTAATTGCTGGGATTGTTAATGTTTTATATTCCCAAGTGTTAGCGGCAGATATTGTGTACTCTGCTAAATATACCCTATTTGCCCCACTGTTCTTAAAAGATATGGAGTATGTTCCTATTTTAGTTGAACGAACCCAAAACGATACAGTAAATTGCTTACAGCTTGTTGTTCCAAGCCCAATGCTTACGGTGTCTTGACCTTCTATGCGTGTCGTTAATCCTGCATACGTAGAGCCACTTGGAGTCTTGGTAGCTGTTGTTGTTAATTTTAAGGAATTCTTAAACGTGTCTGGGGCTTCACTTACCTGTTGGACACTTGCGTCTGAACTAGAATTATTTTCATGTTTAAACCTATCAGTCACAAATGTTCCAGCCGCAGTAACAGTTGCATTTCTTTGGTCAACAATTTGTGATCCGTTGATAATAAGATTACGCCGACCACCGATCTGACCTACATTCAAATAAGTAGCAGATAATGCCGTTGTCGGTTGAAGTTCTCCGGCATTAATCACATCACCATCACTATCAACAGTGAATAGTGAGCTTGAAATTTCTCCGGTTGACTTAATAGTTAATGGCATCGTTTACTCCAGTGCCGTCAGCTTTCTTGATTGTGTTTACAAGGATTTCGCTCATTCTGGTTTCTCCGGCCAGACTACATCATCAGGATTATCTGTTGTTGACGGCAAATCCCTCAGTGCTTGTCTATATTCTGATTCAGCTTCCGTCATTGTGCGATCAGTAGTTGCCCACCAGTCTGTTTCTGTCAATAAACTGTTGCGCTGATCCCGTACATCTTTCCACTTAGCCGCAAGGATTTGTTCTTCTGTCATTGAGTATTCCATTACAGATTCCTCGTAATTGTCCAAGTGTTAGTTGCTCCACCGCCACCGGAAGCCTGTGGAACAAGCACTCGTATTTCCCAAACACCTTTAAAGGTTGCTGAACCTACAGACGAGGTGACCTTAAATGATGTGCCTGAAACAGACATATTGATAGATGGGTTGTTTCCACTATCTGAACCCGCAGAAATTTGAGCGGCAGTAAATGTGGAGTTGTTCAAATCAAAGTAAAAAGTATTCATGGTTGTAAGCCCATTACCTACAGTCCCATGATGCCCGCATGCATCTACAACAACTAATCCTCTGCAATATATATTACTTGTTACAGAAGGAGTAATTGTAATTAAATCAGTTGCGCTTGTGCCGACAGTCCCAGCAATTACTTCACGATGTGAAAAACCACCGTTAGAATAGTTTGTTATGCCAACAATTCTTTCTTCTTGATAAATATATTGCGTTCCATCAATGAAACCGTTGGCATCTAACTGTGCGTAGCTAGTGGCATCTGTAAGTATTGTCCCCGCCTCATCTGGCAGAGTCAGTGTGCGATCACTAGCACTTGATGGTGGATTAATACTAAATGTACCACCACCACTTGACTTGACTTTCAGACCACCACTACTAAATCCAGTAGCAGTAGCCATAGTCCCATCACTGTCAAATGTTAGTGCTGCACTTACTGCATCTGGATGTTGTATATTGTCTAGCTTCAGTGTCGACATTGATTAGTCCTTTGGATACTTAGCTTTAACAGCTGCAATAGTATCTTGCCAGTTAGTTGTTCCATTTACTCCATCCCAATATAACATATCAAGTTGTTGATCCATTGGTGGATATTCTGAACGTCTATTTAAAATATATTCTGCATTGGCCGCATCATGTGCTGCCTGAAGTTCTGCTACCTTTGCATCAAATTCTGCTTCAGTTGGTTTGGTTACACCGTCTTGAATAACAATGGCGTGTTCCCAACACATACGCTGATCGTTTGGAATTTTGTTTCCGTCTGCGTCAACCTTTGCCCATCCATACCAGTTAGGAGTGTCAGGACGCAGGGCTTTCAGAGCATCTTGTACAAAGTCTGGTTGCATCTTAGGTGTCTCCTAGTCGAATAAATAAAACATTAGTTGAGTTAGATGATGTATCGCCAAGAACAACGGTTGATGTTTCACCGTCATCAGCGGCAAAACGAAACTTAACTTTATCGTTAGCAACATCAGTAACGTCAAAGACAGTTGTTGTCACAACGCCACCGTGAGTAGTGTTGGTGTTTATTCGACCAATGCTTTCTCCATTTTGCGCTCTTAGAGAATAAGTAGAATTGTTGCGAGTATGGTATATGTCCCCAAAAAGACCACGGCAAGACCCGTTTAACGCAAGACGGCAAGTAAGTTGAATATGCCAGATACCAGTTTCTGGGAAAGTAAATACGCCAGAAGATTCAGTCATACCAGTTCCAATCTTCGTAAAATCTGTATCAACACGTTCCCAATTTGATGTCAAAAAATTCGTTCCGCCAGAATACGATGCGCTCAAACGATACATATCCATCCCAGTAATACCATTCGCAAAACCAGATGGGAATGAAGTCAGTGCAGTACCACTCGTCAGAATAGCACTTGGAAAATCCGATGAATCACTAGCACTTGTCAGTAATGTACCACTGAGATTTGGTACTGTAATACTACCTGCACCTGCTACTGCCGGAGCCTGTAGATCGACATATCCTGAGGTATCACCTTTAATTCTTATCTTAGCCATTTATACAATTACCCATACTGCATTTGTTTCAAGAGTCACAGTGACATCACTATCTAGTGTTAATGGTCCGGCAGTCATTGCAGACTTATTTGCTCCAATTGTATAATCAGCAGTCAATGACTGAGCATTCTCCCAGAATACAATTGTTGCCGACAAATCATCAGTCTGAATAACACCATTCTGAACCTTACTGACACCTGTTGTTCCGTTAATTTCAATAGCCATTTACACAACCACCCATCGTGATCCACTTGGTACTGTTACTGATACTGCCGAATCAATTAAAATTGGTCCGGCCGAAATTGCATTATTGCCTGATGTGATTATATAATTTGTAGAAATTGTACTAGCATTTTCCCACAAACCAAATGTCGTTGTATTTCCACCACTTGCAATACTATCTGCTTGAAATTCTCCAACACCTGCATTATAGATGATGGTATGTCCGTCTTGTAATCCAGTCAGATTTACATCTGATAACTGAGCCATTGCTGATGCTGCAGAATCAAGTTCAAACTGACCAGATGAATCCTTGTACGTTAGAACCTGACCGTCTTGCAATGTACCAAGATTGACATTACTTAGACTATCCAATCCAATACTAAGATTAATAATACCCGAACCATCACCAACAAGAGTACCACCAGTTAATGTGACATTATCATTGAATGTCACAGGTCCTTCAAATGCACCACCTCTTGCTCTAGAAACCGTATCGGCAATTGCAAAAACATCATAGACTACAACCTCGATAACATCTGAGTCACCAAGGGAATCCAATGCTGAAATTGTATTGGCAGTCGTTGTAACATAGTCGGTACCAGCAACAAGTGTGATACCATTGAGCATGACATCAACGTACTTACCATCCGTAAAGGTGAGTGTACGGCTGTCATCGTCTGCGCCAGAGATACTAGTATCTCCACCAACACTGGTGTAGTAGTATCTATCTCTGACCCCAACTGAGGGTGACTTACCAATATATGCCATTTAGCAATCTCTTTTATAAACTATTTATAGGCCAATTATTGATGATTGAGACTCCGTCAGAATCCGTTTCATACAATGCCATGAATTCGTTTAGGTTAACTGTCGCATTAATTGCAGTTTCAATAGTATTTGAAGCCTGACGAACTGCTGTACGATATGTCGATACTGCTTCTGGTATTGAATCTCCAGTCTCTGAATTTCTTACAATATACCAATCAGTCATCTGAAGTAGACCACCAGCAGTTGTCTTTGTCTGATTCACTGCATTTGTTTTAAGTCCAGGCGTGGTAATTAATTCACCAGCACCATCGGAATCAATGACATCCTCGAGTGCTCTTGGAACATCTGGTGCCCAATAGAATCGATTGTCATAAGATACTGGTTGGAGGTCTTCATTCCAGACCAGACCTTTTGCTGCTTTCTCTTCGTCAGACCAATTATTCCAAGAATATGGATGTTGAGTACCGGTATTGTCGGTCCAAGATCTTCCGACCCGTATGACTTTACCTAAGTAAGTCCACATTGTTTTTATCTCCTATCAGCGAGCGTTGCTGTACTTAAATGGGTTTTCGGCAAAGGCCATGTAGATGTATGTACCGCCTGATGCATTGGTGATAACACTAGACGTTCTTGCTTTGAAGCCGTTAGATAAAATGTCCCATACGTTGTTATAGCTTAGATATTCAGCACTTGAGTAGTTAGCCCAAATTGCTTTGTATGCAACATTATATTCATCACGGGCAACATCATACATATGCCAATCACCAGTGCTATCTGTCCGCTTGCTCATAATAAAAGCAGGTCTAAACCCTGTGTACACAAATGGGCCATCTGCATTACCGTTGCCGACATAACTAGAAAACTTTGAGAAACCTTCGACATTGTGGAAGCAGTAGGCGACATGCGTACTAGAACTTGCGAATCTCGACCCGCCAACAGTGAAAACATTTAATGTCGGCTCTGTATCGTCAAAGAATGTTGAGTCAGTACGCACCGCGTCAGAATTGTTAAACCGCAAATTCTTGGTAGCACCTAATGCACTATGATAGACCTTGTGATCTGATCCACTTGTATCCCTACGCAAGAATAAAATGCAATCAGGCGCACTAGATAGCCCATGTCCTACTGTTTCGTTTGAGCCAGTTCCGGTAAATGTAACAATACTAAACCCAGACTCCGTATTCGCACTCACTTGTGAGTCAATAGAGCCTTCCTCGTTCAATGTCGCAGAGCCGTTGGCTTTCCAGTTCCAAGCAACGTGCGTTCCTGTGTTGTCATTCCCTGCTGATTCAACGCCGTGAGTAAATCCATCAGAATCAAACGACTTTACTCCTTCTGATTTTGTTTGCTCTGCCGTTGTTTGATTTGATTCTAAGAGCTTAGTAACACCCCTGACGGAATCATATAGTTGATGATCTGCCGCAGAGTTTCTTTGCTTTATCCAGACCCAATCAGGTTGAAATCCGACCCCAGTTACAACCTTATCGCCAGATGTTCCTGAGTAGGCTACCGTATTAAAGTAATCCTCTGGACTGCTTCCCTGTGCAGGGTCTATCGCAGGATCGGGTAGGTTGGCTGTGCTGAGTGATAAATATGCCATGTCTAGTTCCTACGCAGGTGGATCGTACTTGAATGGTTGTTGGCCAAAGTTGACTACAAATGTAGAACTAGCTCCTGAGTTACCATCCATGAACAATGGGAAGAAGTCGCCTAAACTAAGGTCAATACTAAATGATCCTTGTCCCGTACCATTCTTGTAAAACTCAATAGTCCCTGCATCCGCATCAACAGCTACACCAATCACATCACCTGCCGCAAATGAATCTCCATACGCTGATGTTGTTCCATTCACATCTTTTTGACCATCATTGAGATATCGGTATCGTATTAAAGTAGCACTGTATCTTAATGCTCCAATACCAAGATATGCGCTGTTACTTACCTCTACTGTTGCTTCCCAATAATATTGCCCTGACGATGGAATAGCCATTGTCCCATATGTCTCTGTTCCTGCGTTGTTTGTCGTAACACGTAAGTTTCCATCAGACAATGTTCCGGTAGGATTGTAACCACCATTAAAAGGATTCAACGTAGCAAAGTTATTCGTAGGACTGTCTGCAACGGTATCGTTATGGTCTAGGTTGACTGGTTGCCAATCGTTGTCATTACCAGACTGATCTAACCAGAAGGCCGCTTCTCTTGTGTCTGCAAAGGCGGCATAGATGTA